GAAAGCAGCAGAAAGTCTATCGTTAATCATACGCATAGTTTCTAGTGCTACTCTAAAATCACTAGCTTTCTGTACTTGTAGGGTAGATACATCATTTGTATCACCTGTTAAGAACGCACCATTAGGTGCTTTAGCTAGGTTAGATGTTTTAGTAGTGCCATTAGGACGTACCAAGAATAATACTTTAGCTGATGCAGCACTACCTTGGACGATAGCCTGTGTCAAAGCTTCAAGACTTCTTAAGTCACCTATGTATTCTTCAATAAACCCACGTCCATAGTCTTCACCATCAATACGTATAAAACGTAATGGAATGAATGGGTTATTATCTTTCTTAAATGTACCACGTGAGTTAGGAACTTCTATTCCTGCTACTTCTTGATGTACATTAAAGCCTTTATCAGTAGTCTTAACGCATGTATATAAGTCATAATTCTTTTTAGGTGAATCAGTTTCTGGTAATAATTCTTTAACTGAATCAGGTAACATGAGAGGTGACATAGTTTCTTTTACTAGTATCTCTAATACGTTACCCATAACATCACGCTTTGTAACATACCTGTCAGGTCTATATACACGCATACCACCTTCTCTAGGTAGATATACTAGTGCATTACCTGTTACAATAAGAAGCTTTAGAGCTTCAAATGTAGGTACACGTATAGCTTTGCCTTCTATTTCCTGCATTGCTGCACGTTCAATACGTGCTAAACCTTCTTCAACTTGTCCACGATTATCACCTGCAAGTTGTTGCAAGTCAAAGTCATCAATGGTAAGTCTAAAGAAGGGACTGTTAGGTGGCAATAAAGCAAGTAATAATTTAGATGCAAGGTTGTTTACACCCCTTGCTCCAATGCCCTGATATGGTGTGGCATAGATAGATGAACTACTATGACCTTCCTCTGGCATAAGAGTAGGGATGGTTAGCTTAGCCGCTTCTCGTCCTCGTTCAAGGAACGTATCACGTTCACTCTCAAGTTGACTGTAGCGTTTAGCTACTGTGCCTACTTCTTGTTCCATTATGTAATCCTTTACTTAGGAATTTGTAAATTCTCTTGTTCTTTTTTCTTTCGTGAAGCAGCTAATGCTACTCCTGCTACTGATGGAGCTGCCAAGTCACCGCTTTTTACAGCTTTCTCTACTTTTTTACCTTCACCAGTACGTCTTGCAGACATTATACCGCCCATTTTAATCTCCTATTTAGGTACTTGCACACCAGTTGCCGTACCTGAAGTAGTCTTAGGTATCTGTATGCCTGTGTCTCCCATGTCAACTCGTAAAGCTTTCTTGCCTCTACGCTTTCTTGCCATACCTTCTGACTGTAGCTCTGTATCTTCTAACTCAATGTCAGGAGTTTTAGTTACAGCAGTTACTGGTCTAGCTGGTGCTGGTGCTGGTGTTGGCGTACTGCCACCAAATAATCCACCCATATTTCTATTCCTCATAATCTTGATGTTGTAATTCTACAAGCTTCTGTATTACAGACTGTTGCCCCCTAAGGAAAGCTAAATCCTCAGGGGTAACTTGTGTAAGCGGAAGCTTATTAGGATATATATCATATAGATAGTTTAATAATCCATCTGTTATATTAAAATCATTTCCTAATACTTTCATTTTATGCAAACTTTCGCTAATGTTGTAACTTTAGATATCAACTATCTCACATGCACCAGAAGTACATGCCAAAGTTTGACTACCGTTTGTTGAATCTTCCTTCTCATATAGAGAAAGAGCTGTCCAATCAATCTTACTAGGCATCTGTTTCTTGAGGTTTTCATATGTCTCCTTATCTATCTCTTGGTAAGGTGCTTGTGCATATGTGTGGTCACTGTGAGGTAGGAATGAGATACCAGAACATATATCAAAGTTCTCATATACCCATGCTCCTACTGCCATCCACTCCTCATCACGTACTGTGATAGTAACAGAAGGTTTATGTTCACACCATGCTAGTGCATATGTTTTCCATAACTCTAACTGTTCAAGTGCTGTCATATCATTACGAGTAATTGCACTCATAGGTGATTGCATAGGAAAGCTAAACACTGTAGTACTATCAGGCTTCATCACGCAAGGTTCAGAAGGGATACCACTGTCTTTCATAAACTGTGTTAGTGGGTCTTTGTTGTCACCACGAACAGTACGTATGTAGTAATCACTATGTCTTGCATGAATACCAGAAGCACTATCAACTAACTGTGACACAGTACCAGAAGGTTTAACACAGGTGATAGCAGCAGCAACTGGAATACCAAACTTCTCTGCATACTTAGCATTAGTATCTATAGCTACCTGTTTCATTTCAGCTAACCAACGTGGGCTGTCTACTGTTTTAGAGAGTAACATATTATCCATGATACCTGTTAGTGATACACCTAGTAGTCTCTCTTCTTCTGTGTTCTTCTGCCATATCTTACGTAGGTATGGTAAGCTAGTAAAGGTAGACTGTACTGTACCTAATATAGTAGCAAGCTTTACCTTACGCTTCAGACTTTCAATGTTATCACTCTCACGAATGACAACCTCAGTTAAGTTACAGAACTGGTAAGGACGTAGGATAATCTCAGAGCATGGGTTAGTACCCCACTCATGTCCTGTCTCACGTCTACCATTCTTCTCTACATGTTTGTCAGCAGCAGCTCTACTGAAGATACCTCGTTCACCTGACTTAGATTCTACTAGAGATAACCATTCACGCATGAACCCTTCCATGTCAGGCTTGTCTGTGTAGGCTACAGAGTTATTAGCCAACGCACGTTGACCCTCGTTCTCCCACCAGCTACCAGACTTAGCGTGTGCCATGCGTCCGTCACTCAGGTTAGACAGGCTAATCATAGCTGAACGGCGTACACCACCCACTACTACAACCTCACCAATCTTACACATGATGTCGTGACATTCAATGCTAGTCAGCTTACGTCCTGCTGCACCCTTGAACTTAGCCACAACAAACTTGAACAAGTCATCAAGTGGCTCAGGTCCACTGGCTCTACCACCAAAGGTCTTGAGCCTAGCACCTGCTGGTCTGATCTTAGACAAGTCCCACTTAGGAATGTCACCTGAGTATAGGTGTGATAGTAGCTTATGCAAAGCCCTAGCCCAGCCTTCCTTGCTGTCCTTAACTGCAATGACATCATCACTCATGTCTAGTGCTTCAGGTACGTCAGGTAGCTTAACAATAGACTGACGCTCTACGCTAAAGCCAACACCAGTACCACACAGTAGGATAAACATAGCCTCATCAAAGGCACGGATGTGATCCACTGGTAGGTAGCTACAGTTGTAGATGCAGGTATTGTCACGATCTGCTGCTACCCCTGCTGTCATCAAGGCTCTCATGCTAGGCATCACCTCAAGGTTGATGATAGCTTCCTCAATTTCCTCTAAGTCTTTAGGAGGTAGACCAGTAGTAGCAATGTAGTTAATGTATCGTTGCACTGTCTCAGGCCAAGTCTCTCGCCTGTTCTCTTCTTCTAGCCATCGTGCATATCTGCTAGTAGCAATAAATGTTTGGTAGTCTGTTGGTAAGTAATTGCTACTCATCTATTGTCTCCGTTCCCTTGTAGTACGCCACGTTCCTTGCGGCTCTCTAGTTTCTCAATGTTCATCTCAGCGATAGCTTCTAGTTTGAAACCAATGTCACGTGCTACTGCTGCTACATACCACAACACATCACCTAACTCTTTCGCTATGTCTTCTCTTTCATCCACGATGTTCTTGTTATCACGAATGATCTTCTTTACTTTCTCTGCTACTTCACCTGCTTCACCAGCTAGACCCAGCGTGGGATACATAATACTAAACTTAGTATTGTAGATAGCAGTAGCATTAGCTCTCTCCTGATACTCACTGAAGTTCATTTGCTACCCCATCCTTTTGTAGAGAAGTAGTTAGTAGCTTAACGAATGTCTCATGTGCAGCCTGAAGCTGATCCATATCCATGCGTAGGTTAGACATCTTAGCGTTGATGTTACGTAGCTGTGCTACATATACTTGTTGTTCTTGTTCTAGTTCTTCTACTGTATACTCTTTGTCATCTACAGTAATCATATCTTTATCAGCCATCATTCTTCTCCGATCTCACCACCATCATTCTTAACACAGTATACCTCAGTGACATAGTTGAACCCCATGCCCTGTAGGAAGGACTTAAAGTTATACATCAAGTCAGGTAGGTATCCTTCTGTCTCAAAAGAATGTTCAATAGTTCCTGTAACATTTCCATCTTCATCTGTATGCTCACACTTGAGGGTAATATAATCGTTCACCAGTTTACTCCCTTAGTTTTTTCCATTAACTCTACCATCTTCTTGAGATACCAGATAGCTTTCTCTGCATCCTGAATAGGGTTGCCCTTCTTGAACAGGCGTGAGCCTGTATACTTAATGACGTTACCATGGCAGTAGCTGATGGCATCCCAATCACCTAGTACATCCACGATGTAGTCAATAGTTTCAATGCCATTATCTGCGTAATGGGCAGGGCTGTTTACCATATCTTCTTCTTGTGCTTTTTGTTTCATGTATGCTTCATGTCCTACATGGGATTCCATAACTTTACCTCACCTGTGTCTGTATCATACTCACCATTGCGTAGTATACGTGCTAGCCTAGCGTTCTCTAGTGCTACCTTTTCTGATAAGCCTTTCTTATTGTACGCAGCAACCACGTTAGCCCACGTGCAACCAGAAGAAAGAAGTTTATTAGCAGTCTTGGGACCAACAGTTGGACAGCCACTATAGTTATCTGTACTATCCCCAACCAGAGTTTGGTAAAGGAAATTGTAGTTAGCCTCTGCTTCAGTGATTGTAACCACTTCGTCATTGATCCAGTGCTGCGCTGGTATAGTAAGTAAGTCTTTATCTTCAGACCAGATAATTGTATCTGGATTAGAAGTACCAAGTATCCCCAAGACATCATCTGCTTCTAGTCCCTTGTAGATTATAGTGTTATACTTTCTCATCATATACTCTTTGGCATAGCCAAGTAGCATTGGCTTACGTACATCTTTACGATTAGCCTTATAGTAAGGAGCTACCTTCTTACGAAAGTTATCCTTATCAGACAAGGCAATGATACAGTCCTTAACAGGTGCAGCATCTACTAAGCCAGAAATATAATCTTCTAGCTTGTAGTCTACGTCTTGCTCCCAAGCATGTAGTGTCCACAATCCATCACCCCAATTCGTAGGTTTCTCTGCTACCACTGCTGCCTTGTAAGCAAGTATGTCTCCATCAATAAGCAGTAGGGTCATCGTGTATATCCCTTTCTTGTCCTTCTTTTTCTTTCATTGCAGCTAGTGTTATTACCTTGATACCTGTGGTGACTTGTATGTAATCTAAGTAGGACTCAACAACCCACTTAATACACAGACACAAACTAACACTGGCAAAACTAATGGTGCATATCATCTTCCATACAAAATCAAAGTCCATGTGTCATCCTATGTTTTACTAAGTATTCAAATGCCCTGTGAGCATTGTCAGGATTATCCTGTAGCTGGCCTATGCCTGTATTACAAGGCTTGCATATCCAACCTCTGAATGTTTCAGACTCATGGCAATGATCTAATACCCATGACTGCATAGACTTCTGACCATGCCTACCTATTTCTTGTATTGTACGAGTACAGATAGGACAACAATAATCTTCATTGGGATAGGGAACTTTCTTTCGTAACTTGGCTATAACTCTTTGATGTCCACTCTTGCACGATCTACAAGTTCTCTTGATCTCACCCGACTGCATTACTTCATAGTTAGATATGTCCTGATAGATGCCACACTTGATACATTCAATCTCATCAATGGGTGTCTGCCCAGTTGCGTCCGTACTTGTATTCACTGTCAAGTCTGCATCGGAAGTTGAAGTGTTGTTCAACGTCCCGCATACACTGAAGAATAAGTCTCCCTGTGTCATCTTCCTGCCCTTTCTTTACTACCAATTGTACCTCATCGTGAACAAAAGCTACGATGTGTGCATCTAGGTTTGCCTTCTTCAAAGCTTCTGCCACGAATACATACCAAGTCTTACAGATGATAGCACCAGCACTTTGTAGTAATGTATTAAGTGCAGCATGGCTATGTCTGATAGGAATGATACGCCCATCCAAACCCTTGACCCACCCACGATCATCAGCAGCTTTAGCTACTGCATCCTTGAGATACTTGAGGGCTGGTAGTTTCTTCAGGAACTTCTTTTTAATTGCCTTACCTTCCTTCGCACCCTTGCCTATGATCTTGCCTGTCTTCTCATCACCACTACCATACAAGAACCCATAGATAAATGTCTTAGCTTGGTTGCGTGACTCAAGACCAGCAGCTTCCTGATTTGCTGTATGAATATCACCATTCAGTACAATCTCTGCATAAGCTCCACTATCATAAGCAGCCATATAATGTGCTAGGCAGCGTAGTTCCAAACCTGATGCGTCAGCACCTAATAGACTATATCCTCTTGGAGCAATAAATAGTGATCTACATTCCTTACCATACTCTGCAGATACGCTAGGTATCTGACCAGTGTTGGGGTTAGAGTGAGTACAACGAGAGGTGACAGCACCCATATGATTGACACGCCCATGTATCTTACCGTTTTCCTCAAGCTTCAACCATGCTTGCTTACCTGTAGCTAGCTGGCCTATGCGTTTATTGAGAAGTAGATACTCGTTGAGTAGCTTGGCCTCTGGCATATCAATACCAGACAACACTGTCTCATCTACCTTAGGCTCACCTGTCTCAGTGAATACCTCAGGCTCCCACCCTCGCCTCATCAGTCGGTCAGCAATCTGCTGTCGTGATGCAGGATTGAATGGAATAACCTTTGTCTTTGTCTTTAGTTCTACAATTGTAGGCTCAAAGGTATCTACCAGTTCTTGCTCAATAGTATTCCTACGCTGCGCCAAAGTAGCATACAGTTTCTGCGCTGCTTCAACATCAAAGTCAAAGCCTGTTTCTTCTTGTTGGATAAGCAACGTGTGCAGTGTGTGTTCCAGATCAAGAGCTTCTTGACTGAAGCCTTTGCTTTGGATTTTATCATACAAGACTTTTGTAACCTGCGTGTCTTGGATGCAGTAAGTGAGCATCTCAGGGGTGTATGCTGCAAAGCTCTCGCTGCCACTATTGTAATCACCTTTTAATTCTCCTAGTCTAATTCCCCATGCCTTCAAGCTATGACTTCCTATTAACTTAGCAGGATGTTTGCCCTGTCTATGTAACGAAAAGTCTAGTTCTTTTAGGTGAGGCCAGATTGTCCTAGAGTATACCAACGTATCTACTATCTTACCCTTGAAGGTAAAGTCGTATAGCTTCTTCATCACACGCAAGTCGTAGTCAATGATGTTGTGACCAATCAAAGTCTTTGCATTGTCCATAAACTGTAATGCTTCTTGCGTCTGTGTTGGGTCAAAGGTGTGTACCTCGTCAGTGTGTACATCTCTGAAGACATGACACCAAACTTGTGTCACCTCTTTAAGTAGATGGTCTGCTTCTAAGTCCCATATGTATTCCATACTGTGTCTCCGCACTAGTTAAAATTCTATTACTTCTTCGTCTTCCTCTTTGTAGTACACCTCAATCATACGTCCAGTATCCTTAACATATTCCAAGCTGTTACATAGCCCTGTCTCACCTGACCATCTATTCTTTAGAACCCTGATGTGTGAGATATGTGGGTTGTCCTTGTCCTGCTGGTTACGCTCAAGTCCTACAACGATATCACTTAGCTGACCGATAGCAGCACTGCCACGTAACTGTGCCATGCTAGTCTGTGCGCCATCCTCATGTCCTCTGTCACCAGATGGACGCTTGAGGTGTGAGATAAGGATGAGGCCACAGTTAAGTTCCTCAACCAGAGTACGCAAGCGTGTCATTGTGTTATCAATAAGACGCCTCTCATCTCCACCCTCTAAACCACTAACAACGATACTAATGTGATCAAGTACGATGTAATCGCAGCCACAACCACGGACAAGGTAGCGTATCTTGGATAGCAGATTATCACTATCAGTGCTACCCCAGTGATCATACAGATATACTCTACCAGACCCAACTGTTGCATCAAAGGCATCTCTAAGTTCCTCTTCGTTGATGTTAAGTCCTTGTAAGTGGAGAGGTCTGTTAAGTTCAATAGACATGAGGCCAAGGGCAGTACGCTTGATGTTCTCTTCAAGTGCAATGTAACCTATGGTCTGTCCATTGTTGATGAGACTATGTGCTAGCTCACGTGCTAGCTGTGACTTACCAATGCCACTACCAGCAGTAATGGTAACGATCTCACCCTTACGACAACCACCTGTCTTCTCTTGTAGTCCAGCATAGGGATAAGCTACTGCTTCTCGCTCATCCACAGATGTGACCACATCCCATAGTTCAGTACCAGCTACGATACCATCAGGTCTGTAGGTCTTAGCAGACCAGACAGCATTGATAAGTTCCTCACTGCGTCCTGCTTGTACCATCTCACTAGCATCCTTGAGTGGAAGCGTAGCAATCTTAGCCTTGTTAGGTGGCAGTATGTTAGCACACTCACGTGCTGCAGCCTGACCTACCTCATCCTGATCAAACATAAGGATGATGCTGTCATATTTGCATAGCCACTCAATGGCATTAGCTACTGCTTTCTTAGCACCTGCTGCACCATTGGGTACACTGACCACACTATACTTGTTGTCAAAGGTTTGACTAAGTGATAGTGCATCTACCTCACCCTCTACAATAGTGATCATCTTACCACCATCACGGCATAGGTGCTGACCATAGAGGCCAGCCTCTTTGAGATTACCTAGTACACTGAAGTCTTTGTTAGGAAAGCGTAGCTTCTGTGCCACAATCTCGCCATCTTTATTGTAGTAGCTGGCAACTTGAACAGTCTTGCCATGGTAGTCAGCTACTCCATAACCCCAATGTCTTGCTGTTTTCTCAGTAATCTTTCTACCACTAAAAGCCCTTGGCTCCGGCGTTAGGAAGTTGCTGTAGTAGTCAGTCATCTTCACTACGTTCTGCATGTCCTCTCCTTCTGCTGGTGTGTATGTGTTGCAAGAGAAGCAGTAGTGATGACCATCAGTATAGAAAGCATTGGCATCACTACTGCCACATTTTAAACAGGCTTCATGCCCAATGAGTTCACTATCGTCCACCTAATCCATTCCTCAGGGTACGTGCTGTATTCTCCAGTCCCTTTGCAATCTCTAGGATAAGGTCATCGTCATACTTGATGTCATCTGAGAGCATTGCATGTGCCATGTCATAGTAGTTGACATACTCTACTAGTTCATGCTGGTCTACATAGACTGATACACTCAGTCCATTGGTATCAAACTCAGCGTTCATATCTACTTCGGATACCCATTCTTCTCTGATGTCTATGACACTCATTGTAACCACTCCTCTGGTATAGTACCCTCTGCCCAAACAAAACCTTGTCGGTCTGCCCATTCACCACAAGTCATCTTAGACCCATCCTTTCTTTTCTTAGCACCTTGTATTGTAGAGTCTGCCTTTTGAAAGACAAAGCGTACATCCAAGTCAGGATACTGTGCTTTGATTGCCTTCATCTTGCGTTGGCTATCCTGTCTAAGATAACCCTTGAGTTCTACAATCATACTACCCACTGCTAAGTCAGGGATGTAGTGACGCTCCACATGGTAGGCCAGTTTCTCTGGCT